GTCCAATGAGAAAACGAGAGAAGAAGCTGAAGGACGTACCTGCTGTGCGCAAGGGTGTATCTCAGCGTTCTTTATTAAATCCTATGGGGAGTAATTACAATGCCAATGGGTAAAGGTACATACGGTTCTAAGGTTGGCCGCCCACCTAAGAAGAAGACAATGCTAACAGGTAAGCAGAAGACGCTACCTGCTGCTTTGAAGAAGAAGATTATGGAGTCTAAGAAGAATGCCAGCTAATCGTTCTTTGCTTCAACAGAAGTATGCAGATGCTGAGAAGCGTTTAAAGGCTATAGCAGGTAAGACTGATGATAAGTCTACTCGTGAGCGCCGCAAGCTTAAAACATTGTTAAAACGCCTTGGCACTGAGCTAGGTTCGATGGCACCGCCTGACAAGGAGTTTCCCTAATGGCGGTTAATGCGGCAGGTAATTACACTAAGCCAAAGATGCGCAAAACACTGTTTCAGCGGATTAAGGCTAGAGCTACTCACGGAACTGCTGCTGGTCAGTGGTCGGCAAGAAAGGCGCAGCTACTTGCGAAGGAATACAAAGCTAAAGGTGGAGGGTACCGATAATGGCTTCATTGTTTGATACCGTTAGGTCTATGGATAAAAAAGCAGATGCCTTGAGAAAGCTTGCTTTAAAAAATGAAGACCGATTAAAGAGCAAGGTCGTTGATAAGATTGTTGCTCGCTCTCAGTCTATAAGTATGCAAGCAGATGGCCTTCGTCGTTTACTTCGTGGCCCTAGCGCAAAAAAAGAAGCAAAAGAAAAAATCGTTCAGCGTGAAGAAAAAAAGAAAATGCGCAGAAAGGTTATTGAAGAGCGCAAGGCTGCTAAGGAAGAAAAGCAGAACAAGGCTCGAGCAAAGGCTAAATCACTTTCTATGCGTGGTCGTGGAGGTGGCGGTGGCAGCATTAAGTCACCTGACGAAACAGCGCGTGGTCGCATGTCATTGCTAAAAAAGAAGATATAATGAAAGCTCCACAGAAATCTCTTAAAGACTGGGGAAAGCAGAAATGGCGCACCAAGTCTGGAAAGAAGTCTAGTGAGACTGGTGAGCGCTACCTACCTGCTAAGGCTATCGCTGCTCTTAGTTCTGCTGAATATGCAGCTACAACCAGAGCTAAACGAAAGGGTAAGGCAGCGGGTAAGCAGTTTGTGGCTCAACCGAAAGCAATTGCTAGGAAAGTAAAGGCGTATAGAACATAATGGCTTGGTATCTTAAGAATACAAATGAACTTTGGACTGGCCCAACACATACTTTGCATGGATGGACTTGGACAGAAGCAACTCATATGAGTTACTCTATGAAGTTGGTTGAGGGGCCAGAGCCAGTTAAGGCCAGAACAAAAAAGGGTACATTTAAGTCTGACGATCCTTCTACGCCTAACATCGATGAATCAAAAGCAAAGCCTAGGAAGAAAGCAAAGAAATGAGTTTTGTGAACACACTGAAGCAGGAGGAGCTTAATCTTCTACGCAACATTGTGAAGAAGGAACACTTTAAGTTCTTTGATCAAAAGCACGGCAAGATGTTTGTGACCAATTACATGCTAGATCAAATGATCGACAGCATTGGACCAGAGATTGCCGAGCGTATTATCAAGCAGGGAACAGACGCGGGGTTGCGGTGACTGAGTTTAAGTACAAGCCAGATGGTGATGTGCTAAAAGCATTCATGAAAGACAACACGTTCTTTCGTGGCATTCGAGGACCAGTGGGGAGTGGCAAAAGTGTTGGATGTTGTGTCGAAGTTTTTAGAAGGGCGCTTCAACAAGACAAAGGACCAGACGGGATTAGAAAATCTCGATGGGCTATTATTCGAAACACAAATCCGCAACTACGAACAACCACGATCAAAACGTGGCTTGATTGGTTTCCTGAAACGGAGTGGGGCAAATTTACTTGGTCTGTTCCGTACACCCACCACATAAAGCGTGGTGAAATTGATTTAGAAGTTATCTTCCTAGCCCTTGATCGCCCAGAAGATGTCAAAAAACTCCTCTCCCTCGAACTAACTGGCATCTGGATCAATGAAGCTAGGGAGATACCCAAGTCTATCATCGATGCGTGTACTATGCGCGTTGGTCGTTTTCCTAGTATGAAAGACGGTGGGCCTAGCTGGACTGGTGTCATTGCTGATACTAACGCACCCGAAGAAGATCACTGGTGGCCTATTATGTCTGGTGAGGTTCCAATTCCTGATCACATTCCTCGTGAGCAAGCAAAGATGCTTGTTAAACCTGACAATTGGGAGTTCTTTACCCAACCTGCAGGTATGAAAGAAAAAAAGAATCAAGATGGTGAGATTGTTGATTATGAGCCTAACAAGAAGGCAGAGAATCAACAGCACATGCTTAAGAGCTATTACCCAAACCTTATACGCGGTAAGACCAAAAGTTGGATTGATGTCTATGTAATGAATCGTTTAGGCAGTATCCAAGATGGTAAACCTATATATCCGATGTTTGCATCTGAAGTTCATGTAGCCGACGAAGAGGTAGCAATAGCTGCCAACCTCCCTGTCTACGTTGGACTGGACTTTGGATTGACCCCTGCTGCGACCATCGGGCAGAAGGTTCGTGGCAGGTGGTTAATCCAACAAGAGATTGTTGCGGTTGATATGGGTATTGTACGATTTGCAGAAGTGCTGCGCCAAGAACTGGCTACTCGCTTCTCAGCAGCCAGTGAAGTCATAATCTATGGCGATCCCGCTGGTGACTTTAGAGCGCAGACTGATGAATCTACTCCCTTTCACATTCTGCGCGGGGCTGGCTTGAGGGCTTTCCCTGCGCCCTCCAACTCTGTTGACCTTCGTCTTGAGGCTGTCTCCTCTCAGCTTACCAAGATGATAGAAGGGAAGTCAGCCTTTTTAATAGACCGCCGTTGCGCACAGTTAATCAAAGGATTTGAAGGCGGGTATCAGTATCGTCGCATGGAAGTAAGCGGCGAAAGATATAGTGATAAGCCAGATAAAAACATGTTTTCGCATATACATGATGCGTTGCAATACATGATGTTAGGTGCTGGTGAAGGACGAGCGTTGATGAATACGCAGAAACCTGCTATGCCAGTGGTAGCTAAACGTAGTTTTGACGTTTTTAACAAGAAACCAAGAGCAAGACGCTCTGGTAATTTTTGGTCAAGGATGTAGTAAAATGTGTTTCGGTCCATCGAGAGCAGAAAAAAGAGCTGCAGCAGAACAGCGTGTTCAGGCTGATGTTGCTCAACAAGAAGCTGCGCAAGAAAAAGCAAAGAAGAAACGCGAAGATATTTCTGAGGCTTTGACAAAACGCGCTCAAACTAAATATAGTCGAGGTGGCGCTGGTCGTCGTTCTTTAATGCGATCAGGTGGCGGTGGTTTCTTAGGGCGTTTTGAATAATGAATGTTAAATCAAAACTGCAAAAGTATCAAAAAGCAAAGGCATTCCGTGAAAATTGGGTGCCTCTTTTTGAAGAGTGTTACGAGTATGCGTTACCTCAGCGAGAATCATTTTACTATGAGGAAGCAGGTCAGCGCCGTGATGAAAAGATTTTTGATGAAACTGCAGTAGTTGGAGTGCAAGAGTTTGCTTCTCGGCTACAGTCAGGCCTTGTTCCTAACTTTGCACGTTGGGCCGATCTTCTTAGTGGCAGCGAGGTTCCACAAGAACAGCGTGAATCTGTTGATAATGAGTTAGATGAAGTCACTGAGTATGTATTTGAAATATTACAGAACTCAAACTTTACACAAGAAGTACATGAGTCATTTATGGACTTGGCGGTAGGCACTGGCATTCTTTGTGTTGAAGAAGGCGATGCAGTTAATCCAATTAACTTCACAGCAATTCCGCTTCCACATGTTGTATTGGACGCTGGTCCTAACGGAAACATTGATCATGTGTTTCGTGAGCGCAAAAAGATAAAGTTTGATGATCTGCCTATTCTTTTCCCTAAGGGAAACTTTGATCAGAAAGTCACAAACCTTATGGGCAGTGATCGTGAAACAACTGTTCTTGAGTGTGTGTACAAAGATTACACTGCGCGAAACGAAGATGCATACATTCATGTTGCTATTTGTTTAACGACAGAAACGTTACTGCATGAAAAACGTATGGTTGGACTTGGGTCTAATCCATTTATTTGTTTCCGTTGGTCTAAATGTGCAGGTGAAGTTTATGGTCGTGGTCCATTGCTTAATGCTTTGTCTGCAATCAAAACGACTAACCTTACTATTGAGATGATTCTTGAGAATGCTCAGATGTCTATTTCTGGCATTTATCAAATGGAAGATGATGGTGTCATTAATCCAGATACCATTAATCTCGTTCCAGGGACTATCATTCCAAAAGCTATGGGTAGCGCAGGTTTGCAACCTATTAATGCTGCTGGTCGCTTCGATGTTGCGCAGCTTGTTCTTGGTGATATGCGCAAGAATATTCGTGAAGCACTCTACATGAATATGCTTGGCGATCCAGACAAAACACCAGCAAGTGCCACCGAGGTTGCGGAACGAATGGCAGACCTATCGCGCCGTATGGGCGCAGCGTTTGGTCGTTTGCAAGCTGAATTGGTTCAGCCAGTATTGCAGCGTGTTATTTACATTCTAAAGAAACAGGGGCGCATTGAACTTCCGACAGTAAATGGTCGTGAAGTTAAGGTGCGTTCAGTATCACCACTAGCTCAAGCGCAAGCAAACCAAGATATCACAAGCGTAGCTCGGTACCTTGAGTTGGTGGGAACTACATTCGGACCAGAGATTATGCAGCTTCTAATCGATCCAGAACAGGTTGCTGTATATCTTTCTAAAAAGTTTGGTGTGCCAGAGAGCTTGATTCGTGATGAAGATCAGCGTAGACAGATAACTGCATTAATGCAGCAAGCAGCACAACAACAAGGAATGCAACTTGGTGGCGAGAGCTAATATCGGAATAGACGGAATCCAACGGTCAACTGACGAAGACCTGAAGATTAGTCTAAATGTAGCGCATATATTTAACACCCCTACAGGGAAAGAGGTTCTCAAGTATTTGCGCACCATTACCATCGAAATGGTTAATGGCCCTAATGTATCTACAGAGGAGTTACGCCACATCGAAGGGCAACGTTATATCGTTGGCCTAGTCGAACAGCGTATAGCACATGCACATAGGAGTAAGATAAAAGATGGAAAATGAAGCAACAGAAGTAGCAGCGGCAGATGGTCGTGACTTTGTTACGCAAGAAGATGTTGCAGCAACAGAAGCACCTGCTCGTCCTGAATGGCTGCCTGAAAAGTTCAAAACACCAGAAGACTTAGCAAAGTCTTACAGTGAACTATCAACAAAACTAGGCGCAAAAGACGAAGAGATTCGTCAGTCAATTATTGAAGAGATTCAGGCTGAGGCTTTTTCTGAGCGACCAGAATCTGCGGGTGATTACCAAATGCCAGAAAGCATTGATCAAGACTCAGCCGTAGATAATGAGTTGCTTCAATGGTGGGCCGAGCATAGCTTCGAAAATGGTTTTAGTCAGTCAGAGTTTGAGCAAGGCATTGAGATGTATGCCAAGGCTATTCTTGGCTCTGAGCCAGACTTAGATGCTGAAGCTGAAAAGCTTGGTGACAATGCAAATGCGCGAATAGAAGCTGCGTCAGCTTTTGCAAATAAGTTTTTTCCTGAAGAAGCTATACCTGCAATTGAACGCATGTGTGAAAGCCATGAGGGCATCATTGCTCTTGAGGTAATTATGGAAGCAATGAAAGATGGCAACTTTGCTGGTGAAACACAATCTGCATCTGATGTAAGTGAACGTGAGTTGCAACAAATGATGAATGACCCGCGTTACTATGATAGCATTCGTCGTGATCCAGTTTTTGTTAAGCAGGTAGAAGATGGTTTCCGAAAAATCTACGGAAGTTAAGATACTGACAAGGGGGGCATACTACATGACCCCCCTTAGTCCTTTTCACTTAGACGAGATTGCAAAAAACTTGTCACCTGAGAATCGTCGTGAATTAAGAATTATGGGATATACTAACCTGCGAGATGCAATGAGTGAGATGTACGAACAATCAGAAGCGTACATTGTTCGCAAAGAAGGTGGTCCTATTATATTTGTTGGTGGGTTATGGCACACTGAAGATCAAGATTATCCACAAATGTTTTCTCTCTTTATGAATGAGGCTATGGATAACTACACAATGTTAGCTCGTGGTTCGAGAATGTTGGTAGATTACTTGTCACAAACACAAGACCATATGACTATGACAATACTGTCTGATTATGAGGGTATGGCTAATTGGGCGGTGTGGTTAGGCTTTGAGCCAGTGGGTGTTGTTACCGCAGGTCCGTATAAGTATCTTGAATTTATTCGTTGCAATTTAGATGGAAATTGTGTTTACGATAAAGCATCACGGCCCGTGGTACACTGATTGGCCCGAAAGGATACCCAAGTTGAAGTGAAAAAAGCGGATACCCGTAGTAACCCGAAACTTCAATTAGGACTGAAAAAATGGCTAATACAATCGACACAGCCTTTATCAAACAGTTCGAGTCAGAAGTTCACATGGCATATCAGCGCATGGGTTCCAAGCTACGTGGAACGGTTCGCTCAACAAATGTGACTGGCTCAACTGCACGATTCCAAGTAATTGGTAAAGGTTCAGCTAATACAAAATCACGCAACGGTAACGTAACACCGATGGAGCTGGCACACAGCACAGTCGAAGTCACTATGGCTGACTACTATGCACCAGAGTACATCGACAAGCTAGACGAGTTGAAAATCAACATCAACGAGCGTCAAGCTGTTGCACAATCTGCTGCTGCTGCATTGGGTCGTAAGACTGATGAGATTATCACAACTGCAATGGATGCAGGTGCTAATTCAACACAGATTCACGATACATCATCTGCGCTAGAGAAGGCTGACATTCTGTCAATCTTTGAAACATTTGGTAACGAGGACATCCCAGAAGATGGCAACCGTTATGTTGCAATGTCACCCGCAGGTTTTGCTGATCTATACGGCATTAATGAGTTTGCATCTGCAGACTTTGTTGGCCCAGCCAACTTGCCATTTGCTGGCGGTATGACAATGAAAGAGTTCTTGGGCTTCAAGTTCTTTTCAACGTCTGCGGTAGCTGGTGGTAAAAACTTTGCTTACCACACATCTGCGGTAGGTCTTGGTATCAACTCTGATGTACAGACAGAAGTCAACTATATCGCTGAGAAGGTGTCACACCTAACCACATCAATGATGTCAATGGGTTCAGTCGTTATCGATGATGATGGCGTCTTTGAAGTCCTAGACAATAACTAAGGAGTATAGATCATGGCTTATGATGCAGCAAATCTAACTCGCCTATCTGGCGGCTCTGGTGTTACGTTGTGGCATTACACTACAACTGACGCTGCAACTGTTGTTGACGCGGCAGGTTACTTCAATGATTCAGCAAATATGTTTAATGCAAATGACATTATTCTTGCTGTTACTGCTTCAGGCGGTACGCCTGTAATTAAGATTTTGTACGCAAATAGCGTTACAGCTTCTGCAGTAGACGTTGTTGATGGTACAACTGTCACAGCAACAG